GATTAAATCAATGAACAAGACTACTCTAGCAGTAATCGGTATATTCGCAGTAATTGCTATTGCTAATATGCTGGGTTATGGTGGTTAACGTAGGAACAGAACAAATACCTGTATGGGTGTATGTTCACCATAGGATGAAGTGATGAGTAGAAAATGTGTAATGATATTCCTACTAGGAGTGGCTCTTTCTACTTCAACATACGCCTTCTTCCAGCAATGGATGAGTATGCCACAGCAGATGATGCAACAAATTGTACAGCCGAAGTGTGACTGTAAGGATAAATAAAGGAATATAATGCTATTAAACGGAGAATCCTATGACCTTTAGAGAACTTATTAATGAAGTCCTAATCAGGTTGAGAGAGGGAACCATTGCTACCGACTGGTCGGGGAATATCAATGATTCATCAACAATAACTGATTATCAAAAGGTTATTGGCTCACTGATTAACGACTCTAAGCAATTCGTAGAGTCTAACCATGACTGGTTATCTTTAAGAGAGACTTTCACTATTACTACTGCCTCAGGTACGATGCAATACGCCTTAGGTGATACTACATCAGGAGCTGGTACTAACTTTAAAGTGTTAGATGTTATCAATAGAGACACTGGTCAACATCTATCACAAGTACACAATGACTGGCTTAATGCTAAGTCTTTCCCTATTGCAAATATAGCAACTGGAGAGCCTCTTCATTATGCAATGAACGGCAGCTCTAGTATTGCAGCTAATAGAGTGCCTGATATGAATGTGGACTTATATCCTGTACCTACGTCAGTACAGAGTGTTAACTTCAACATCATTAGAACGCAAGGTCAAGCTAAGGCTGCTACTGATATTATTAAAGTACCTATACAGCCTGTTGTACTAGGTGCATGGGCTAGAGCTATTTCTGAGCGTGGTGAAGATAGCGGTTCTGAATCAGGATTAGTAGCACAAGAGGCTATGGAATCTATGAAGCAAGCTATTATGATTGACAGTGGTAATGCTAAGTTTGAGAATGACTGGTATGTAAACTAATGTCTAAACAGCTCTCATATAAACCTCTTAATGACATAGGTCTTAACGGGCTTAATACGCAGAATAACCCTGCTACGTTAGACCCTAGTTGGTTAGCTAAAGCAGAGAATATTGTTCTTAGAGAATCAGGGCGTATCTCATTTAGGAAAGGTTTAAAGCAGAATATCCTAGCGCTACCCGGTAATGTTAAGATAGGTGCTATATCTGAGTATAAAGGTGGAGAAGTTGACTTGATATTTGCCTCCATAGGTTCTACTATTTATACAGTAGGCTTTAGTACACCAGATGACCCTTGGTCTACTTCCACAGCCATAACTGATTCTTCTTCAGACTGGCAATTTGTAGGTTTTAATAATGATATGTATGCTTTCCAAGCTGGAGAGAAGCCACATAGATATACAGAAGATGATTCTAGTTCAGCCACTAGCATCTGGAGTAATGTTGATATTACTCCACCAGCAGGTATTGTAGCTGCAAACTTTAAACCTTCTTGTGGTATGGGTCATTACGGAAGAATATGGGTTGGCGGTGATGGAACATCAAAAGATGTAGTTTATTATTCAGATACTTTAATTGGTAATAACTTTAATCAAGGCTCTATTGATACTACAGCAGCAAACTCTAATAAAGAATTATGTGAAACTGCTGGTGACTTTTGGAACTCACTAGATAATAAGTGTTACTCAGTACCTACATACGCTGGTCTAATAGATATGAAGTTACTATGGGGTCAAGATGAGGTTGTAGCGATAGCTCCCTTCTATGGTAAGTTAGTTATCTTTGGTAAGCATAATATTGTTATATATAATAAGCCTGATGACCCAGCTAATATGTCTTTAGATGAGGTTATTAATGGCATAGGTTGTACTTCAAGAGACTCAGTAGTTTCTGTTGGTGATGACTTATTCTTTTTATCTGATACTGGTCTAAGGTCCTTAGCTCGAACTACTCAGAATGAGAACCTTCCTTTAACTGATTTATCTGCTAATATTAAAGATACCCTTATTAGACATATTGCACAAAGCTCTGTTGTTAAAGCTGTTTATGTTGAAAACGAAGGTATTTTTATTATGTCATTCGTTAATTTAAACATTACATACGTCTTTGATTTAAAACATAAAACTCATAACAATGCTCCAAGAGTTACTACTTGGTATTTTGATTCAGATAGAGAACCTACAAGTGTAGCTTATACAGAATCTAAGGGATTATTAATAGGTCAAAAAGTAGGGTCAGTTACTACGTATGAGGGTTACTTTGATGAAGATTATATTGGAGATGTAGCTTTAACCACAATCGAAAAAGGCAAGGCTTACATAATAACAACAGTAGTAGATGATGCTGATTGGTCTTCTGTTGGAGGACCATCTTCAGCTGTAGCATTTCCTGGTGGAGCAATAGCCACTAATAGATTTACATCTACCTGGTCTGACACTGATGAGACTAAAGTTATTACAAGCTTAGGAGCTGTCAAGGTAGATAAGCCTACGTTTTCATATACTGGTTCATTCTTAACAATCTGGTTAGACTTAGGTGATTCAGTTATAGCTTCCCTATTAAAGAAATTAAAGGCTGTTATCAGTGGCGGTTCAGGCACGATTGTAGGTCTTAAGTGGTATAAAGACTTTGATGTGACTCCCTCTAAAACTTTATCGTTCCAGTTAAATCCTACAACTACAGGAACTACCTCATTATGGGGTGCTAGTACATCTTATTACGGTTGTAATACAGCTTATGATTACGGATTAATACCCTCAGCTTATGAAGTTGACGGAACTACATTAATTGCCGGTACTGGCGCTCCTGTTGGTTTTTGTAGTATAGGAGCTTACGATGATACTAACTCAGATATGTCTATAACCAATGAGACATCGTGTTTGGCTGTAACAGGGAATGTATGGAATGCTGTACCTAATGGAGTAGGTATAGACCAGCCTAATAACTGCACAGCCCCCAGTTCTAAATATGCCCCTGTATATGGTTTGAAGGAATACAATATACCGTTAACAGGGTCAGCTAAATATCTACAGTTTGAGATGAGTGCGGAAACAAACGGCTATGTAGCAGCATTACAAACTCTAACTTTATTATATAAACAAGGGAAAATACGATGAGTACATATACAATAGCAATAGACTGGGCAGGTAAAGACAGTTTAAGTGATAGTGATGTAAATAAAGTAATATCAGGTACTGACTTTAATACAGAATTTACAACTATTCAAACAGCAGTTAACCAAAAAGCAAATAAAAACGGTACTGCTTCTGAAACCTTTAGTGCTAAAACAGCAGCAGCTCCCACTAATACTACACAGGTAGCTACAACTGCATTTGTTACTACTGCTCAAACTAATGCCCAAAATGATACATCGCTTACAGGTGTTCCGACAGCACCTACAGCAACCAGTGGCACTGATACTACACAGGTAGCAACTACAGAGTATATACAAGGCGAGATATATGATAATAAGAATACAGCAGATAATCCTGTTGTATTAGACTCTGATGCTAAACTACCTGCGGTTGATGGCTCTCTTCTTACGGGGCTTGTAACTACAGGTACAGGCTATGCCAGGATAGGGGGGATTATCATTCAGTGGGGTGTTACAGCTTCTATAAGCGATACTACGGTTATAGTTACCTTGCCTGTCGCTTTCACAGGCACATCCTATCAAGTTTCTGGAAGTAGAACAACAACGCACAATGGTGCGACAACCTCTCATTGGTTCACAGATACTTATACCAAGACTACCTTTAGAGCAGGTGCTCCAGCATCAAATGGTGGCTTACATTGGATAGCAATAGGAGTTTAAATTATGGCTAACGGATACTACAATTTACAACCATATATCGTAGTGTATATGTGGAAACGAGTTCCAGATTAATGATAGACTTAAATAAACAATATAAAGGAGAAGTATTATGGGTTGGTGGGCTTTAGCAGGAGCAGTATTAGGTGGACTCGGGGCAGCTAATTCTGCTAAGAAGAGTTTTAATCAACAAGAAGTCGTATATGACGAGGCTTGGGAAAGAGGTCAGCCTGGTGCATACCAAGGTATGCTAGGTGGTTCTAGTTATGACCCTGAAACTAAGACTTGGACAGAGACTTTATCTCCAGAGATGCAAGCTATCTACGACAGATTCGGAGTTAGGGCAGATGCGACAGCTACCGAATTAGCAGCAATGGGTACAGGGGAGGAAGCCCAGAAGAGATTTTATAACGAACAACGCTCACTCTTCCGCCCTCAAGAGATGAGGCAGAGATTAGGTGTTGAGAATAGATTAAGGTCACAAGGAAGGCTCTCCACTACAGGGGGAGCACAGGCTATGGGTGAATTTGATTATGGTCAACAAATGACAGATTATAATAGACAGACGGATGCTTATGATAAATCTCAAGCACAAATAGATGCTCTACGAGGGAGAGAGTTGATGGATATGAAAGGTATGTTAAGTATAGGTGCTTTACCTAAAGATTATTCTAAACTCGGTATGGCTCAAGGTGAGCTATCAGCTAAACAAGCTGAATATCTAGCTGAATTAAAACAAGGAAACATACAAGATAAGTACGATACTTACTCTGCGGGCTGGGGTGGTTTAGGAAGTAAGATAGGCGGGCTGGGGGGAAATATGTTCGGTAACAGCGGTGGTGGTTATCAAGGTAGTTACGAGCCTTGGGGTAATCAAGGCGGGTTCGAGTTTGATCAAGGCGGACCTGAGTGGTGGACTGGAGGAAGATAACAATGGCACAATCAATGTTTGGAAATATGTACGACGTACAGTCAGCTAAAAAGCAGGAAGACTTAGACTACGGTAAGTTAATGGCTAATACCCAGCGAGGTAGAACAGGTGTTGCTGTAATGGGTATGATGGGTAGTCAATTAGGTTCGGCTGCTGGTAGTCTCTTAGGTGGAAGAACACCTCAAGAACAGAAGATGGCTCGTATTGATGAGATGATGGCTCAATATCCTAATCCACAAACGTATGAAGATTATATGGCTATCGCTGCTGGCGCTAAAGAGATTGGTGAACGAGACTTATGGAAGAAAGCCTTTGATATGGCTCAAGATATGAAAGGTACAACTTCTGACCAGTATCTTACTAATAAACGCATCAGAAATGAAAAAGCACTGGCTATTCAACAAGTGTTTGGACCTGCTGATAGTATTGAAAAGAAACAGGAGCTATATAATAAGTTAGTTAGTCTTGGTTATGGCGATTCTTCAATAACAACTGGATTAGCTAGCGCAATTACAACACTTAAAGCGTCTGGTTTTAAAGCGAAAAAAGAGACTAGACTTTCTGAACAAGCAGAAACAAAAGCTATACTTTCTCAAGAAAAGAAAGACGCTACTGATAAATACAAATCTGAGCAAACTAAATACGGTGCTGTTATTACTTCAGGTAGAGGTAAAGATTTAGCTGGTGCTTACTTACAAGCTAATGAACCCGCTGGTTGGAATGACGAACAGAAGAAAGCAACTCAGTTCCTAATAGGAGCTAAGATTGAAGCGTATGACGAGACTTTAAAGACTGAGAGAGGTGTTACCCCTTCTGTTGCTCAAAACTACTATATGAAGGCTTTGAATCTTCCTGAAGTTTATAACAAAGGTACGGCAAATGTACCTAACTTTATGGGCGGTCAAGATGCTATGTTTAATGATTCTGCGTATGACGAATCTTTAAATAAGATATTCGGTCGTGTTGGCTCTGTTGTTAGTCAAGATGAGATAGAAAGATACATTATGAGTGATTTGATTATTCCTGGTGTAACCAAAGTTGTAGACCCTAAAGGACGTATAGTTACAATGAGTGCAAAACTAATAGCTGCAGAAAAGGTTAAATATGCCAAATCAAATAGATAATTTATGGGAAACAGAGTCAACACCTGTTGAGGGATTTGATAATGCTCAAGTTGATGTTGTTCAGGCTGAAGCGGAACAGATTGATGAGAGTGCGTGGGATACGGGTTCAACTCTTATCTCTGAAACTGAAGACATTAAAGCAGCAGGTGAGCATTCTAACTACCTTGGTGGTTGGATTAGTGGCTTAGATGAGTCAGCTTCATTTAACCTAGCTAGAGAAGGTAAGTCATTACTGACAGCTAAGGTATTCAAGAACAATGATTGGTTCTTTGGCAAAGCGTTTTATGGCGACAAACCTTGGACTGAAGAAGTTGAAGAAGGTATTGGCTGGATTAGTGCTGAAGAACAGATGGGTGTTCCTGCTGAAGAGTGGGATGCTATGTCTCATTCAGAAAGGGTGAAACAATTACATAAAATATCTCAACAACAGATTCAAGCATACTATAACCCTGATGTAGATTCTGCTGCTTACATGGTCTCTAAATTTACAGGTATGTTGACTGACCCTTCTACAGCATTAGCTGTTACTTCTATTCCAGCATTTATGACCGTAGGTGCTGTTGATGCCTCATTATATGAACACGGTACAACTGGTGAGCTATCTCCAACTACGCCTTTACTTGGCGCTACATTTGGTTATGGTGGTGGAAAGTTAGTTAATAAGTTAGCAGTTAGAGCAGAAACAAAACAAGCTACTGAAGTATTGAACGCATTACAGAGCGAGATGGCAGTAGTTGCTACTAAAGGCGACCTTTCTCCAATAGCCATATTAAACCAAGCCAAGAAGAATTTAAACCTTACAGATGAAGCTGTTGATATTGCTTTAGGTCGAGCTAATCGTAAACTAAAGATACCTACTGCTAAGACAGCTAGAGAGCAAATTGAAGAGAGTTCAAGAAAACAGATTATGCCTGGTAGTAAAACTGCCTTTGGTCAAAGTATTGATAAGATAATTGAGCCTATTTCTGAGGGTATTAAGCGTATCTCTCCACGTATTTACGGAAAACTACAACAAGCTGAAAGACTCCATTTTGAAAACGGTCATAAGTATGCAATGATGGTTGACCCTTTCTTGCGTAAAGCGTTTCAAAGTAAGCAAAAGTTTCTGAATAAAGCACAACAAACTGAATTAAATCATTTAATGCTTAACGCTAAAACAGTTGAGCAAGAAAAAGGTATTGAGAAGTTCTTGCGTAATGCTCTTGGCGATGAAACCCTAGTTAAAGACTACAAGATGTACCGTCAGGCAATGAATGAGATTCATGCTGAACGTATTGCTGCTGGTAATACTAAACTAAAGCACATCCCTGGATTCTCACCTAGACGTATTGTTAATTATAACTTATGGTATAGAGGTTTAGCTGCGTCTGAACGTGGTGGTATCGATAAGATGCTTGAAACAGAATCTAAAAAGTTAGGCAAGAAGGTTGTTGAATTAACTGATGATGAGCGTGGCAAAATTATTTCCAAGTTTTTAACTTTTCCCTCTACTTCTAAAGCAATAAAAAAGGTCACTTCCGCTCAGAAACGTAAGATTAATAAAATATCTGCTGGTCAGGTTAATGCTTATGAAGACCCTTGGCATGCAACACACAAATACATCAAAGAATCACAAGAAGAAATCCAAAGATTTAAGATATTCGGCTCTAAGAACATTGATGCTGGTGATGACCTAAACAAAACAGTTGCTAACTTTATTGCTCAAGAACAAAAAGCAGGTAGATTAAAGGGTACTGATGTTGATGCAATGAAGAACTACCTTGAGGCTAGGTTTGTACTTGGTCCACAACAAATGAACAAGTATCTTTCTAGTATAAAAGACACTGGCTATATGACATTACTAGGACACCCAACTAATGCTGTAAGACAGTTTGGCGATTTAGCATTAAGTGCTTGGAAAAACGGTGTGGTTAATACTACAGTAGGTGTTTATAAGACTATCTCTGGCAAAGGTATGACAGCTAAAGAGATGGGGTTACTTGACAACATTGCTCAGGAATTTGCTTCTGATACAGTTACTAAACGTGGTCTTGATTTTTCCTTTAAATACTCAGGATTCCGTTCTGTTGATGCTTTAGGTAAGGGTGCTTTAGTAAACTCTACATTGAGAAAGAGTGCTAATAGAATGTCAACTCGTAAAGGACAACAGATATTTAGAGATGAGTGGGCTGCTGTACTAGGTGCTGATGATGCTGCTAAAGTTATGGATGACTTCAAAGCATTTAAAGCAGGAACAATCGATAAACCAACAAGACTAATGAGAGATGTTGCGTTTATGGACTTGGCTAAGATACAACCTATTACTTTATTAGAGATGCCAGAGGCTTATCTGAAGAACCCTAATGGTCGTATTATGTATATGCTTAAAACATTTACAATGAAACACATTAACTTGATGCGTCAAGAAGGTTTTAAACAAATAAGAAATGGTAATACTAAAGAAGGTGTTAAGAGTTTAGCTGTGCTGAGTAGTTTCTTTACGCTTGGTAATATGGGTGTAGATAAGGTTAATGATTTAATCTTAGGTAGAGATACAAAACTAGAAGATAGTTTCTGGGTAAACCTATATCGTAATACTGGTTTACTTTCTAAGTATGATGTTGAGCAAATGATAAGAACAGGCGATGTATATGACATTGTTAAAGATACAATTATTCCGCCTTTCGACCCTATGGCTAAAGGTGTAGTAGAAGCAGGACAAATTGCTGGTAACGTAGCACAAGGAAAAAATTGGCAGTCAGGGCTAAAACACCCTGGTGAAGATTTTTATGTAAACATACCTATTATTGGTAGATTAATGAAAGCATGGATTGATTAAGGAGAATAAGATGGCATCAAGAAACCCAACAACAGGTGACAACTGGACAAAGGCTGAAGAAGAAGCATTTAACAAGGCAGAGTTTAAAAAGAACTTAGCTAGATTTGAATCAATGACACCTAAAGAGTTAGGCAGTACTGGTCCTTCACACGAAGGAATGGGTACGGAATTTTCACCTGATAGATGGCAAGCATACATAGACTGGCTAAAGAAAGCAGGTATGGAAGCTGAAGCTGCACAATTAGCAAATGCTGTTGTTGAGAAAGTAGAGATGAAGGTCTTACCTAAAGAGTTATATTGGGATGAAGATGCTACTGAAGCTGAAATCGAAGCTGATATTCAAGCCTATGATGAAGGTGGTCCTTATGTTAAGTCTAACCCTGATGATGCTCTAACTATTGAATGGACTGATGACAGTGGCAAAACAAGAACTGTAGGACAAAGGCGTGGTCTTACAGGTAATAGAGACCCTGAGACTGGCGACTTCATACAAGGACCTTCTGATGTTAGTTCTAAAACATTCTCACGACCTATTGATATTGAGAACTTTGAAAAAGATGATGAGTCGGTTACTACTTCAGATAATCAAATTCCTACTGATGACATTATTGACGCTATAAATGCTCGTAAACCTGAATTAGCAGCAAGAGCTAAAGATAGAGAAGAAAGACTTAAAAACTTAGAATCTATCGTAGATATTAAAGATGAAGACTCTGTTGAAAACTGGATGGATAACTTTGAGTCTATGTCAGACGATATGTTTGAATCTATTAAGTTGGAAGATTTAGCTCAATACGGTGCTAATGCTGAAGATGCTTACACTGAGGTTAAGTTAGCAAAAGACACAGCAGAAGATGAATATACAGACGCTCAGATGGATGCTGCTGAAACAGATAGAGAAGCTATGGAAATGGGTGCGGAGTTATCTGCTGAGATGGAAGCTGCTGATAATGCTGAACTAGATGCACTTATGAAACCTGCTGAAGATGCTGCGGATAAATTAGATGCTGATTATGAAGCACGTACATTCCCTATGATGGGTATGTCAGATAAAGACAAAGGTATGTTCACCTATAAGAAGACTGAAAGCAAAGACGATAAGACAATAGATGCAGGGATTGGTGTTATTACACAAGATACAGGTATGAATGAAGAACAAGCACGTCAACTAATGACTAAATTGAAGGGAATCTGTGGCTAATGGGAATGTTTGATAAGTTTTATGACTCTTTTGAAAAGGCGGAAACAGGTAGTATATCTGACCCTTGGATTAGAACCATGTATAGAAAAGCACCTGGTGGAAGTACCGCTTATGGTCCTGTTCAGATAACTAAGGGTTTAGTGGATAGGTCAGAAGATGCAGGATTGTTTAAAGGAACTTCTGTTGAGAAGTGGGTTGATAAGTTTCAAAAACAAGGTGATGATTTTAATTACCACGGTAATGAGAAAGGCAGGATAGCTGACTTTAATGCTAACTTTGATTATGGAGGTTCTGGTAGTTTAACAACACCTAAAGATAAAGCTAACTATAGAAAGATGGCTGACCTTTTGATTAAAGACCACTGGCGACAAGTTAAAGATACAGACAGACCTATTGAGAATCTAATAAAACTATGGAGATGGGGTCCAAAATCTCTTGACCCTAAGAGCAAGAAGTATAGAACTGTTCAAGATGATGAAAGATACTTTAGAGAGTTTATTAAACCTTACGAAAACCCTTAAAGTCTAGGCTTCCTTAACTGTTCTTGCATACCAACACTAAACTCTGCATTTAAAGCCATATACTTAATCATAGCTGAACGTGATAAACCATAACGCTTTGCTTTTGCGTCTATAAACTCTAAATCCTTTTTATCTACTT